TATCCATTACCAGTACGAATAAACGTATCTGTCAATCCCTTCACACTATTTAGTTTATTTACAATCTGTGACTTTGCATCAACTAATAGGTTCTGAAAGGTAATAACTTGTACTAAATTAACAGCGTGTCTCTTTATTTCTCTCACATATTCCTTTTGCATATCTATATATTTCTTTTTAGCTTTATCGCTCTTTACTTTGTCAATCTGTTTCTGAATGGAATCAAATACCCACTTCTCATATCCTTTTGCATGTGAGGCAGGATTAGTAACCTTTTCTCCAGCACGAATCTTACTATTGTTATATACCTTGAGAGATGCATTGGCAAGTGCTCCTGTCATACTATCCTGTAGTTTGAGGAACGCTCTTAGTTTGGGTCCGTTAATCTTCTGAAAAGTTTTACCAGTTTCTGATAGTATCGCAGTTATTGATTCAGTTTCTTTCTCTGTGAATGTAGCTTTACCAGATACATCCTTATATGTTGCATCATCCATCCACACAGAACTTGTTTTAGTGAGCTTTGATATATCTGCACCAAAGGACGCTTTCATATCAGGAAGAGATTTTCCTGTATATGTGGTGTGCCATACAATCCCTATTTTTGCCTTTCTAATCATCTTCGCAAAATCAGAATCAATAGGAGTTGCATATACAATCGTATTTGGTTGCCATGTTAGATAAGAAGCCCCATCAATAGTTTCAGTTTCTAACATATCTTCGATAAACATCAAATCACCCTGTAATACTCCCTTAATACCTAACTTTGAAAACTCTCTAAAAGCAATTGAAAATTTATTGTAGATAGAATTTGGACCTGTTCCCAAATCACCTTTATCCAATTCATCTTGTGATTTGTATAATTTAGCACCTGTCGTATTAAAGACAGATTTTTTTCCAACAAATGGGCGGCCATCTTCTGGGTCTATCCCTGCGAATATAGCAGGGGCACCATCCCACTTCACTGTCATATTGACAGAACTGCGACTTGCACCAGCAAGCATATCTCTCAATGAGCGTAAAAAGTTAATAGCAGCACGTCCACCATCAACACCAAAATTAAGGATTTCATCCTCTAGGTGTTCAAGGTGAAGGTTTTTTCCTGCCTTGTCTTCTGTGAGCATTTCTTTGAATGATATCATTTTTTCATCTTCATTTTAAAACCAAGTTTGTTGCCCGAAGAGTACCCTGGCCACCCGAAAGTAAACTCTGCATTCTTAAAGTAATTGCTCTCAAAGGTCATCTTCTTTGAAAAAACATTTACGTTTAATTGTATTAGTGTAACTTGTCTAGCCACGTTTATCAATGATTGTTTTATCTCTTCATCATTATTCAATATTTTATATATAGTTTCTCCTAATGGAGAAAGAACAAATCTGGGTTTATCACGACCCTCTAATGTCTTTTTACCTGGCATAGAGTATTTCTTATGCCAAGGTTTTAACTTATTTGCTAGTTGTTTATTATCAAATCCTTCTGTCCATTTTATAATGGACTCTAGGGTAATCTGGTCAACATTTCTTCCCATAATCTTGGCAAGGTCTTTAACTACATTTGTTTTCATATATTGATGAAGAAGAAGCATCTGTTCTTTGGCTCCAAATTCTGAAACAATATTGAAAATCTGAAGTGACTTTTCTTTGGAGTGGTCAGCATTAGCAGTCTTGGCACGTTTCTTAATTGCATCAATAATATTCTTAATTGTTACCTTACCACCTCCACCTGATTTGACTGAAATAGGATAAGGGATTCCGACACGAACTCCGTAGAAATCAATTAATTTTTCATTGGATGCAGATGGAAAATATACTTCTCGGAATCCCATAGCATTCATTGCCCAAATAGCAGATAGAATTTCTCCAAAATCTGAGGACACTTTAGCCAAATCTTTTGTAGAAAAACTTAAATCTTTCAAGGATATGTTAGTAGATTTAGTGTTTGCAAACATCATTAAGTCAATCAGTTGTTTAGCGGTATCCCCCTCTGGATATTTGAATCTAAGTGAGGTAATCGTTTTATCAACTAAATCTTTAGAGTTGAGTTGTAGCCCTGCTAGTCCCAACATATCTGGTGTTAAATCTTTATTTGCAAATATCTGTCCACCACTAGATGTCTGAGAAATTTCTGAGTTTACCCAGTATAATGCAGTTCCTTTAGGAATCTTTTCGTCAATATCTTTAATTGCTGTCAATAGATATGTAGGATATTTTTCACTAACTGCTATTGTAACATCATCTACTTTAAGACCTAACCCTAAAAAAAATGCAGAGAACGACTTGCCTTCACCTTTCATACCAAAACGAATATGATAATCGCCACGACCTGAGCCAATAGTTTTAATACCCTGATCCTTCAGAGCAGTATTAACGTAGGTCTTCAGTGCTTTTGTTTCTTTGGTGGTAACAGCTTCATTTATAAGATTCTGAACCCTGTCCACATGATTGACATAGGATTCGTCTCTCGGCTTTACTTGATGAAGATATTTTGTAAGTGACAACCGCTTTCTCCATGTGATACAAATAACTCTATTTATTTATAAAACATAGGAATGCGGTTGTCAAGAAGAATTATTGTTTGTATTCTAATTCTTCTGGTCTGCCTTGCATTATCTCACCAACTTTTGGTTGATAACCTTTGGGCTTATCTGTCATATGTGGTGTCCTTTTAGTTCCACCCATAGGAATAATACTCTTAGCTTTTCTTGAGAACTCCTTGTGCATATAGATAGAAGTGGTTTGACTATCCACATGTGTAGGTTTGAAACCATGAAAATGAATAGGGATTAACTCTTTTGTATCCAACAACTCTTTTGTATTTCTATGCCAGTCTGAATTATCAAATATGACTATACCACCCGGTTTTAGATTTGATACTGCCGGTTCGACACACTCATATCTCACAAGCCCATCTATAACAACAACATCAAACTGCTTATCAAAAATATTGATGGAGTCAGGATAGTTATCTACATTATTCTCAAGTGTGATGTATCCAAGTTGCTGGCCATTAATCTTTTCATACCAGTTTTTGTTATGCTCTACTCCATATAAATTAGCGCCATGATTCTTCCACCATACAGTAGAAAATCCAGTGCCATATTCAAATACATCTGCACCTTCCCAATCCATAGAGTTTAGATACTCGTAACAGGGATAGGTATACATTGGCATAGTTTCCCCATCACCATTGACAGGCATTTGGTTTTTTGCACTTTCCAGAAAACCAAAATTATTTCTTAGCTTATCAAACAGATATGCAAGATGAAGTTCTTCCATACTTAGTTCAACACCTTTCAGCTGCACAGCAGTTCCAGATGGTAATTCCATTTCAAATTCAGTCATTCTTCACACCCTTTTTTGTGATCAGCATGTCACCGTTATTAGCTCTGTCTATTAAACGCAATGGATACTTTCTCCAATCATCAGCATTTAATTTTTGTATTTGTGACTTCCTTGGATTTTGCATAGCGCAAAAGAAATACACAAGTTCTTCTGCTTTTTCACCTATAAGTTGTTTAATTTCTTCTCTGTTACTTGTTAGCTGTTTGTTAAAGGAAGCTGTACCGTAAACAGAATGAAACAATCCAGCATCTTGAATATAATCTAGAGCGTCCATTCTTTTTAAAATATTTCTGGTGCCTATGAGATGGTCTAGTAAAGTTTGACTTCCATCAGTATGTTTGATTTTATCAGCACCAAGGTTTTCCAAATATTGAATATATTTTTCTGGTATATTTTCTCTAGTGGTTAACCAATCATTAGTTACGGGCAGCATTGGAATTGCCGCCGGGTAGTTTACTTTAAAAACAATTACTGATCTCAATTCATAACATTGCCTAGAAACAGGTAGTGCCTGATGCAATCTATATGCAGGGAATACAATTAATCTATTTCCTACATAATCTGAAACTTTTTCAGTATATGTGCCACTACGATCAAAAACAGCAGTGCCGCCACCCCATTCTCTTTTCCAATCTAACCTTGGATAATATATCATAGTAACACTACCATCATCCATGTGTTGATGTGGTTCTACACCATGAGTATGTGCATTCATATACATCCGTCTGAATGATGAAGTCATACCATACTTATTTTTAAAATCATATTTTAAAGAACTTGCCTGCCATAAAGGGAGGGCCCAGTCATACCCATTATCAATTACTTGATTTTCATCTTTACCACAAAGAACATGCCAGTGTTTATTAACCTGTCCGAATTCAGAATTATAATCATATTTCCAATGAACATCTTTCATTTGTATATCAATAAATTCTGCAATATGTGGTTCTAATACATTATCATAAACATCAATCATTTAAATTTTCCTCTAGCCATAATCTCTGTCAGGCAAGCAAGCATGTTGATTTCTTGATCTGCAACAAACGCTGCTTTATACTGATACTCACCCAGAATAACAACAACATGGGGAATACTAGAACCATCCATATAATCGTACAAGTTGTCGTAAAGGCGGCGGAACAAACGAGTAGGATCATTGTCAATATTGTTGACAATCCATTTGCGAACATTAGTAAACTCCTTCTGTTTCATAGACTGCATAAGTTCTTTGATATTTATCTCTGAAATATCTACAAGTATTCCAGCGTCAATTCTGCCAGACACAGAGTATCTTTGAAGCTCATTTAGAACCCTTCTCCAATCTGGAAAGAACTTGTTAATAACCTCTGCAACTGCTTTAGGTTCAAATTTGATATCCTCTACAACGAGAACATTCATAACCCTTCTGAAGAATTGTTCAGCCAGTTCCTTCTTCTCTGATTTTGGAACTGTAAAATCCACTACACTACAACGAGAATGTAGTGGTGGTATCAAACGATTCTTGTAATTACAGGTTAGGATGAATCCACAGTTCTTGTGAAACTCTTCAATGAACCCACGCAGCGCAGGCTGTGTTGATTGTGGATTTAGATAGTCTGCCTCATCCAGAATAAGATATTTGCGACCACCATGCAGAGACACAGTGGAAGCAAAGTTCTTAATCTTGGTTCTGA